TTGGAAGATCATCTACCGGGTATGAACCGGGGAGACTTTGGTATCATCTTTGCCAGACCAGAGGTAGGCAAGACGAGCTTCTGCTCACACCTTGTGGCTCAGTACCTTGCACAAGGTAAGAAGGTACACTACTGGGCTAACGAGGAACTGGCTAAGAAAGTAAAGCTTAGAATAACCACAGCTTTCTTTGGTGTGGATAAGCACACTCTTGTGGAAAACAAACATGATTACAAAGAAACATATGATTCTGTTATTGGCAGTAACCTTGTTGTCATTGATTCCGTTGGTACAGATATAACAGAACTCGGTAGTTTTACTGCACTCAACAAGCCAGACGTTATACTTATTGACCAGCTAGATAAGGTCAAGATTGGTGGTGACTTTGGGCGCGGCGATGAGCGACTGAAGGAACTGTACGTGTCGGGTCGGGAACTAGCCAAGCGCAACGACTGCCTTGTTTGGGCTGTGTCTCAGGCTAACTACGAGGCGCACCAGCGGGAGATCATTGACTTCTCCATGATGGACAACAGTCGTACCGGCAAGGCTGGCGAGGCTGACGTTATCCTTGGCATCGGCAAGGGCTTGGGTGTTGAGGACAACACACGTTTCCTAACAATAAGCAAGAACAAAGTTAACGGTTGGCACGGGACGGCCCATGCCTTCTTGGACATTGCAACAGGAAAGTACTACGTATGATTACCTGTCTCGATATTGAGAACACCTTTTCTAAAAAGGACAGTACACCATACTCTGGCAGCAACCAATTGGTGTCAGTCGGATACAAAACAAGCATAGGAAATGAAAACTACCTGTGCTTCTACCACTCTGAAAAAAAACCTACCCCAAACAACTTCAGTTTGTTGCAGAGTGTTCTGCATTCCACAACGCTGTTGGTGGGGCACAACATTAAGTACGACCTCCAGTGGCTGTTGCACTGTGGCTTCACCTACGATGGTCAGGTGTGGGATACGATGGGCATCGAGTACCTACTGGCTAGGGGCATGAACAGAGAGATAAGTCTCGATGCTTCTTGTAAGAGGCGTGCAGTCCAGCAAAAGAAAACAGGACTGATTAATAACTGGGAGGTTGGTCCTGATGAGATGTCATGGACAATCTTGGAAGAGTATGGTAAACAGGACGTTGATTCAACGTATGACCTTGCGATGGTGCAAGCAGAGTTGCTTGATATAGATTTGAAGGAATGGGCCACACAATGATGGAACCTGTAGTCAAGCTTCACATGGATGTTTGTCGTGTTCTTTGTGACATCGAAACGAACGGCATCAAGGTTGACGGGGATAAGATAAGACAAATTGAAGGAGACTTTAAAAGAGAACATGCACAACTAGAAGAAGACCTAGACGCCGCACTAAAGGATTTGTGTGGTGACACGCCAATAAACCTTGCCTCTGCTGAAGATCGCTCGAAGCTTTTCTACTCTCTGACTGTTAAGGACAAGAGGGTTTGGAAGTCTCACTTCGACTTAGGCACTGTACTCAAGGATGGCAAACGGAAGAAAAAGTTTGTCAGAACAACCTCGACCCGTAATTTTATTATTAACTACCGACCCAAGGTACGCTCCTTCAATAAAACACAACGTAGAGGATGCACCACCTGTGGCGAACGTGGGCGGGTAGAGTTTGTTCGTAGGGATGGCAGCTACGGTATGCCCCGCAAGTGCAAGGTGTGCTTTGGTAGAGGCTCTACCTACCATGAGACTAACGACATTGCCGGTATTGGCTTGCGACCAGAGAATGAGAAAGACCTGTCTGTTCACGGTTTCAAGACAGACATGACGACCATACGCAGCAAGCTGTTACAGGTTGACGGGCAGAAAAGAGAGTTTCTTGAAAAGTATATGAGGTATAATGCTTTATCTACATACCTCAATACATTTATAGAAAACATTAAGATTAACACAAACAGAAATGGATACATACACCCACAGTTTATGCAGTGCATAACAGCAACAGGCCGTTTATCTTCGCGCAACCCTAACTTCCAGAACATGCCAAGAAGCGGTACGTTCCCTGTTCGCGCTGCAATTGTAAGCCGGTTCGAGAACGGCAAGATACTTGAAGGGGACTACAGCCAGCTAGAGTTTCGGGTGGCTGCGTTCCTATCTCAAGACAAACAGGCAATCGAAGACGTTAACAACAATGTTGATGTACACTCGTACACAGCAGAAGTGATTGGTGTATCTCGGCAAGATGCAAAGGCCCACACATTTAAGCCCCTATACGGAGGCACAACAGGGACCGAGGCAGAACGCCGTTACTACACCACTTTTCTTGAGAAGTACTCTGGCATTGCAGAGTGGCAGCAAAGGCTATGCAACGAGGCATTGGTCAGGAAAAAGATAACGCTGCCGTCTGGCCGGGAGTACATGTTCCCCAACGTTAGGAAATATCCTAATGGTGGATACTCTAACTCTACACAAATAAAGAATTATCCTGTTCAAGGATTTGCTACAGCCGATCTGTTGCCGGTTGCACTAGTAGTTCTTAGTAGAAAAATAAAAGAAAACAGATTAAAAAGCTTGATCTGTAATACAGTACACGATAGTATAGTAATGGACGTTCACCCCGATGAAGAGGAGATTAGTATTAGGCTAATGAAAGAAGCGATGCTAAGTCTCAAGGACGAGTGTTCTTTGAGATTTGGGGTTGACTACAATATACCTGTTGGTATAGAGTTAAAGATTGGAAGCAATTGGTCTGACCTTACAGAGGTTGGAACCTATGAAAGGACTTAACGTATGAGTAACTTAGCTGTAGTAACAACCCCATCACTAACTGATCTTGTAACGGCTGATAAGGCAGACACCTCTGCTATCATGGCAATGCTAGGACAGTCCAGTGACGCGGGAGGTTCAACAAAGAGTGTTGACTTCCTGCCTAAGCTTTCTATTGAACACAACACTGAGGACGAAGAAGGCAACACCCTTCCTAGAGGTCAGTGGAAGTTCAAGGACAGTTCAGGTAACTGGCAACACACAAAGGAATTGACGTTCCGACCTTTCCTGCGGCGGTATATGTACACCGTCTGGGACAATGCAGAGCAGACGTATGGGAGCATGACAGTCCAAGCAGCTTCGTTTGGCGACGAGTTCTTTGATAACTCGGGTGGCATTCGTTGTGGTAAGCTGGGTAAAAAGGAACTGGCACTGCTAGACCCTGACGACCCAGAGAGGACTCTTCAAGCTAACGTCAAGTGTGCCCAAGTTATTTACGGCACTGCTGAGACTGATGAGATCGCAGCTACACCAGTTGTCTGGTACGCACGAGGCAGTAACTTCATGCCTGTTGCGGATTGGATCAAGACCCTAGAGAAGCAGGGTAAGCTGATGTTTAATACTAGAGCAAAGCTTTCTACCCTGCGACAGAAGTACGGGGGCAACATCTACTACAAGTCAAAGATCGACGTTAAGGATTACGTTGAGTTTGATCCTGCGGCTGATGTGCCTATTCTTGAGAAGTTTGTTGAGTCGGTTAACTCTCACAATGCTTACATTGAGTCAGAGTACAAGGACGCCCGTGGCGAATTTGCTGACGCAGAAATTGTAGAGGCTCTCGACTCTAATGACTAACCTCATTAAAGAGTATTTGCAGATTTATTTGCAAGGTGTGGTTTCGGGGGAGAGGAAACTCTCTCCTGAGACTATCGCTTTTTTTGGTGCAGAGGCGGCAAGCTCAGTCGCTCGCCAATTCTCTAATGAAAAGGCACATCAAAAATGGCGACCCCGCATGTCAGGCTTAGGCAAACCACTATGCCAGCAGCAGCTTGAGCGGGACGGCACTGCGGTTAAGAAGAAGATGGACTACAACTCTGTCAATCGGTTCCTGTTCGGGGACTTGCTTGAGACATTGATGTACATTGAAATGAAAGAGGCTGGCATAAACGTCGAGGCGTACCAAGAAAAGGTATCTCTTACAGTTGCTGGCATTAAAGTAAATGGCACCCTTGATGTAATCATCGACGGTAAGGTATGGGACATTAAGACTTCAAGTCCATACGCCTACATGAATAAGTTTTCAAACTACAATAAAGTTAAAGATAGTGATCCGTTCGGGTACGTACTGCAAGGGTACTTGTACGCTGCTGCTGTAGACAAACCTTTCGGGGGTTGGATTGTTATGAACAAGTCTTCCGGTGAGGTGCTTGTATGCAATGCCCCGTCCATACAGGACGAAGAGAGCAAGGCTGCGTTAGCTAAGGCTGACTACAACATGACAGTACTACAAGACCCCACAATCAAAGTGCAGAAGCTTGATGACGAACCAGAAATGTACAGGAAACAAAAGACAGGTAACCGAGTACTAGGCACCACCTGTTCGTTCTGTGACTTCAAAGAACATTGCTGGCCCAAGGCGCAATTGAAATACAAAGTTGCTTCTGGTAGGGCTAACCCACCTATGGTCTGGTACTCCAAGTATGTAACGGAAGAACTCTAGTGCCAGTATTAGTAGTAAACAGAATTTTTAATTCTGATATTAACTTTAACAAAGAATGCTTTTTTGTGTACGCAGAGAATGAAAAGAAAGAAGGAGGAGAAACATTTAAGCGCGGCAACGAACAATGCTTGCCGGTAACAATAAAGCGGGTTCCTGCTATGTCCATAGAGGCATACTGGAACGACGACAACTACGCATCAAACTGTAAAAAGATACAGCATGATTTAAACAATATAATCAATGTGTTAAAGTATGGTGCCTGTGTGTTTATGGAGCAGAATTTTTTATCCAGCGAATCTAACAGCCCAATGAATACCGAGTGCCCAAAAACTAAAGAGTTTCTTTTAGAGGGTATTCAACTTCTTCATTCCAGATACAGGCCCTTCCGTGTCAAGACGTAAACGCACGACACGAAACGCAATGGGCACAAAGTATAGAAGTAACTTTGAGGTTGGGTTTGCAAGTGACCTTATTAAGCGGGGCCTTAGCTTTGACTACGAGCCTGACTCCTACGAGTTTGTACCTAACACCACAACTTACACGCCGGACTTCTACATACCGGAATATAATTTCTACATAGAAACTAAAGGGTTCTTTACTTCTGAAGACAGAACAAAGCATTTGACATTTCGTAAGCAGCACCCTAGTATCGATATCCGTTTTGTCTTTATGAATGTTAACACTAAGATTAACAAACGTTCTAAGACAAGCTACGGGGACTGGTGTAACAAGTACGGGTTCAAGTTCAGCAACAGAGTTATCGATGACGAATGGTTACGCGGAGAAGATGATGACAGGTGACAGTGTGAACAGCCCACCCCACTATAATGTTGGGGGCCGCGAAACAATTGAATTGATAGAAGAGTCAATGTCACAGACAAAGTTCTTGGGGTATCTTGGGGGCAACGTAAGCAAGTACCTAGCTCGCTATGAGCATAAGGGAAAGCCCTTGGAGGATTTAGACAAGGCTCTGTGGTACTTGAGTTACTTGCGAAAGAAGCGAGAAGAGTACGACATTAACCTAGAGTTTGAAAAGGGTGTTGGGCTGTGAACAAGTTCTATGAGTCAGTCAAGGAATTTCAAGAAGCCTTTGGTCAGACACCATCCATACACAGGCGTGTAAAATTAATTGAAGAAGAGTATAAAGAGTTGATGGAAGCAATTCCATTGTCCTTAGTTTTTTCGTACTCCTCTGATGAACCCATGCCATTCAACATGAAGAAAGAAGCGGCTGACCTGTTGTATGTTTTGACTGGGCTGTTCGTTGATTATGGCTGGGACATGGACGCTATCTT